TTAACGACCTTGATATTGTAAAACAATACTATAGTTATAGTAATGATAAAGCAATGCAAGCACTGAAGATTTTATCTAGAGAACAACTCGATTTTATTAAACAAAGACTTGATACTGGTGGAACAAACAAATGACTAATAATACTATTGAACCTCAGGTTAATTGGACACCTAATATGATGGTGGAAGTTATTCTTAATGAACCTGACGACTTCCTTAAAGTTCGTGAAACTTTAACTCGCATCGGAGTTGCATCACGCAAGGAGAAAAAACTTTATCAATCTTGCCATATCCTTCATAAGCAAGGTAGATATTATATTACTCACTTTAAGGAATTGTTTGCTCTGGATGGCAAACATGCGAATCTTACTGTGAATGATATTCAAAGAAGAAATAGAATTGCAAGACTTCTTTCTGATTGGGGTCTGATTAGTGTTGTGAATGGAGACTCTATTAGTGACATTGCACCACTTAATCAAATTAAAGTTCTCTCTTATAAAGATAAAGGAGACTGGATTTTAGAGCAAAAATATAATATCGGATCAAAGAAAAAACCATCTGATGATGAGTGATAATTGAGGGGTTGACACCCCTCTTTTTTTATGTTATATAGTATGAACCTCGCATCGCACTGCACCGCGAGGTTCAACAAAAGCAAAATTGCAAAAGTTTTTTATGACTTACGAAATGCCACACATCGAAGGTCCTCATCGTATTCCTGGTTTTAATGGAGTAGGAGAGATCAACCTGGAAGATTATATAACAAAAAAGGTGCTCCCACCTAAAATTCGTTCTGGAAAATTTTCTCACATCGGAGTTCTCGATCTCAATACTGTGGATGAAAATGATTTGATATGGGAGAACATCGGTATTCGTGAAGAGGGTAATACGGAAGATCGTATTGAAACCTTTGAAAATGCCTATGAGGTAGAAGGATTCAAGACTGATGTTGTCCCTCCCATGATGGGAACTGATGGAAAACCACGCGACGGTCGTGGACGAATCATTTCCGCAAAGCGTCGTGGTGAAAAGTTTATTCCTGTTTTTTGGTATGTCATTGAAGATGACTCCGAAAAAAGTCGTGTTACTGATGGATTGGAAAATAATCTACGGCACCCTGCATCCTTTGCAGCAACAATGGAGTCAGTTGTTATTGGTTGTTTGTATCTTATTAAATGTAACGAATTATCTCTTAATGAGGTTGCTATTCGGAATTACTTGCATGATGAACTGAATATTGGGAAAAGTTTTGCCACCCATAATATTACAAAAATTGTCAACTCAATTCTTAATCGTGGTGTTGCTGGTGGCGATCCGCTGGTTCACGTCAGATCTCGTAAGAAGTGGGAAGCGTATTGTGAGAAGGCAGGTAAGAAAATTGATAACAAGAAAGTATTTTTGTTGTCCGCTGATAGTGACACCTATGCATATCGTGCTTGGTGTCAGCATATCCTTCCTGCCATCGTAAAGAATGACAGTCCAGTTGAAATTGTTCTCTTTACAAACAATCATATTCCTGCAGAAGCACGTAAGAACATTAAGAAGTTCCAAACTAATTTGGAATACTTCCTTGATGCTTCTTATCTGATGGTTGAAAAGGACTATGCTCCTACTTGGCCAATGGGAGAATTAAAACTTCCTGTTAAATCTAATCCCTATAAGATTCTTGGATGTATACCCCAAGTTGTTGGTAAGCATGAATCTTATGTCAAGGGTTATAGATTTGTAGATATTAAAAACTATTGATAACCGTATAAAAAAGTGAGGGGTTCAACACCCCTCTTTTTTTATAATCTTGTATAATTAGTACTGGATGCCAAACGGGTCCACAAAACACAAACTCGCTTTTAAAGGAGCTACTATAATGACTAACCTCATGCGCTATACTGCGTCAGATCTTCCTGCACTGATGGATAGAATCACACGCAACAGTATTGGAATGGATGAATATTTCGATCGTCTATTTAATCTTCATGAAACAACTTCTAATTACCCACCTTATAATCTTGTTCAATTGAGTAATGTTGAATCAAGATTAGAAATTGCACTTGCTGGATTTAAAAAGGAGGAAGTACATGTATACACAGAGTATGGAAAACTTTTTGTCGAAGGGCAAAAGGAGGACAGAGAAACTGATACCAACTACGTCCATAAGGGACTGGCTCAACGATCTTTCAAGAGAGCGTGGACACTATCCGACGACACGGAAGTTCGGGAAGTCCTATTTGAGGATGGATTGCTAACTGTTAAACTTGGTAAGATTGTTCCTGAACATCATACAAGGAAGGATTATCTCTAAATAAAATAAAAACTAATGAAAACCTTCCATCAATTTCTTGCCGAAATTAAAACCATAAATTTTAAAATGGCAAAACCACATAAAGTTTATGATAAAAATAGAGTGACAAACATTGGTGCTGGTAGATCGGTTCCAAAAAGATCCGCATCAAGTGCTGGTGGTGATGGTGGTGATGGCGGCGGCGGAGATGAATAAATAATACTGAATATCGTCGGCGCAAGGGCGAGAGCTGGCAAATATCAGCTCTTGCCCCATTTTCTTTTTTGTGCTAGTATTCAATTAAAAGTTTTATAAAAATTATGACAATTAAATTAGCTGTTGTAAAGACAGGAGAACAAATTGTTGCCAGAGTTGAAGAAATGCTACTTGAGGATAAAGTAGTTGGTTATTTCTTTATTAAACCTTGTTTAGTAAAAACTACAGAACCGAAAGTTAATAAATCAACTGGTAGCGCATCACTTGATATTAAATTGAGTCCTTGGATTCCTTTAGGTAAAGGAATTAGATTTCCAGTTCCTCTTGATTGGATTGTTACTTTTATTGATCCAGTAGATGAACTTCATAAAATGTACATGGTAGACATTCTTAGAGAAACCGAAGAGACTCAAGAGCAATCAATTATTTTAACTGACGCATGTGAGGAGTGTTGATATGGCAAAAGAAGCAAGAGTAATTATTTTCCAATCTGGAGGAACATTAATTTCGCAAATTGAAGAAGTAGAATCTGCAGACATTGGAGAACCAGATTGTAAACTTATAGAACCATTTAATATTGTTTCTGATGGCACACTACAACCTTGGCTAGGAGATTTGACCAAACAGAATGAATTCATGGTTCATTCCGATAAAATCTTGACGATTGCTGAACCCACTGCTAGAATCAAAGAACTGTATGATGACTTGACTAAGTAATGAGGTTTTATACCAACGTCCAAATGGTCGGGGATCAATTTCTCGTAAGAGGATATGAAGATGGAAAACACTTCATGACTCGTGAGAAATTTACCCCGACTCTTTTTGTAACTTCAAATAAAAAAACAAATTATAAAACTTTGTCTGGGGAATATGTAGAATCTATTAAACCTGGATTTGTAAAAGAATGTAGAGAATTTATAAAAAAATATGAAGGTGTAGACGGATTTAAGGTTTACGGAAATGAAAGATATATTTACCAATACATATCGGACAAATACCCACAATCTGAAATAAAATTTGATATTAGTAAGATTAAACTATTTACAATTGACATTGAGGTTGCATCTGAAAATGGATTTCCAGACGTAGAAAATGCAGCAGAAGAAGTTTTACTTATTACAATTCAAGATTATACAACAAAAGAAATTATTACTTGGGGTCAAGGACCATTTAAATTAAATAAAGGCAATCTTTACTATAAAAGATTTAATAATGAGTATGACCTTTTAAATGATTTTATTAATTGGTGGATGGAAAATACTCCAGAAGTTATTACTGGATGGAATAGTAAATTGTATGATATTCCATATATTGTCCGCCGATTAGATAGAGTTCTTGGTGAAAAGTTGATGAAGAGATTGTCTCCTTGGGGACTAGTAACAGAACAAGAGATTTTTGTTACTGGAAGAAAGCAAATATCTTATGACATTGGTGGAATTTCTCAGTTAGATTATCTTGATTTGTATAAAAAATTCACATACACCAATCAAGAATCCTATCGTTTGGACCACATTGCAAATGTTGAACTTGGTCAGAAAAAACTGGACCACTCTGAGTTTGATACGTTCAAGGACTTTTATACTAAAGGTTGGCAGAAGTTTGTAGAATACAACATCATCGACGTAGAACTTGTTGACCGTTTGGAAGACAAGATGAAATTGATTGAACTTGCACTTACTATGGCATATGACGCCAAAGTAAACTATGAGGATGTATTCTATCAGGTTAGGATGTGGGATACGATTATCTTTAATTATTTGAAGGAGAGAAATATTGTTATTCCTCCAAAAGAACGTTCAGATAAGGATTCAAAGTATGCTGGCGCTTATGTAAAAGAACCAGTCCCTGGTAAGTATGATTGGGTTGTGTCTTTTGACCTTAACTCACTCTATCCTCATCTTATTATGCAATATAATATCTCACCAGAAACTCTTCTGGAAGAGAAGCATCCAAATGTAACTGTTGACAAGATTTTAAATCAAGAAATTACATTTGAATCGTATAAGGATAAGGCAGTTTGTGCTAACGGTGCAATGTTCCGCAAGGATGTTCGTGGATTCTTGCCAGAGTTGATGGAAAAGATTTATAAGGATCGTACCATCTATAAAAAGAAGATGCTTGAGGCAAAGCAGGAGTATGAAAAGAAAAAGACCAAAGAGTTGGAAAAGGAAATTGCAAGATGTAACAACATCCAAATGGCGAGGAAGATTCAACTTAACTCTGCTTATGGTGCTATCGGCAATCAGTATTTCCGTTATTACAAACTAGCAAATGCAGAGGCAATCACCTTGTCTGGTCAGGTATCTATCCGTTGGATTGAGAATAAGATGAATGCATATCTTAATAAACTTTTGAAAACCGATGATGTTGATTATGTTATTGCTGCAGATACTGACTCCATTTATCTTAATATGGGTCCTATGGTTGAAACTGTATACAAGGGAAGAGAGAAAACTACTGAAGGCGTTGTTACGTTCCTTGATAAGGTCTGTAAAGTGGAACTTGAAAAGTATATTGAAGGTTGCTACGAAGAACTGGCTCAGTATGTGAATGCTTATGACCAGAAGATGCAGATGAAGCGTGAGAACATTGCTGAGCGTGGAATCTGGACTGCGAAGAAGAGATACATTCTGAATGTCTGGGATAGTGAGGGTGTTCGTTATGAAGAACCTAAACTCAAGATGATGGGCATTGAGGCGGTTAAGTCTTCTACTCCTGCACCTTGTCGCAAGATGATTAAAGATGGT